TCAAGGGTTGTCGGCTGCGGTGATTTCCTGAATGCGTTTTTCAAATTTTTCCGTTACAAGAACTTTGTCGGATTTATTTTTTCTTTCAGTTATCGCTGTATAAACATCTTTTGTGGTTGCCTCATTTGCATGACCGAGCAACTGCATAGCCTGTTTTGTGTCAATGCCTGCTTCGTTAAGTATCGTAGCATAATTGTGCCTAAGGCAATGAGCAGTCAAGGGAGAGAGGTTGTTTTCATTGGCATAATCATCTAATCCCGATTCAGCACAATATTTATGCCATTCAATAGCATATTGACACTCCGTCATCAACTGACCTTTGGAAGAAGGGAAGATAAGACCTCTTTTTCGTTTTGGCAGTACATCTTTCAAGTGCGGTACAAGAAAAATATCACGAATGCCTTTAACTGTCTTAGGAGCTTTCAATTCAGGGATTGATTTTTCCCAAGTGACCGACTTTGTTATATGTATGACATCATTCTTAAAGTCTATATCCTCATATTTGAGAGCCAAAGCCTCTGACCTGCGACAACCCGTTGTCAGCAAGAAGAATGCGAACAACCCAAAATGAACTTTTGTATTCCTGCAAATTATTTTAATCTCTTCATCTGTGGCTATTCTACGCTCCGTGGACGGCTTTCCTTTAATTTTAATATAGTTACAAGGGTTAGTGTCAATTCCGTACTCTGAGGCTCTCACAGCGAAAGAGAATACACTTGACAATGTGGCAAGGTAGTTTCGTTTTGTTTTCGCAGTATATGTTCTTGAAAGGTTGTCAATACTCTTCTGAATATCCGACGGCTTAATCTCATTTACCGCACGACCTTTAAATTCATCTGTAAACTTATCAAGAATAGTATTGTAACTTTTCTGTGTAGTAGGGGAAAGCTCAGGAAGATAATTATCCTTGTAATCCTCTGCCAGCTCATCAAATCGTTTACTACGCTCCTGCTCAGCACTGTACATTGCAATTTTCCTTGTAAGCTCTCGTTCGGTCTTGGCATAAAAGGTTTTTCGCCTGCCGTTTATGCAGATTGATTTTTCATAGTTTCCGTCTGCTCTTCTGTGCGGTTTCTTGACAACTGCTGTTCCGCACCAATTGCAGAAGTTAGATTTGTCCGGAATTTGCTTTTTACATTTTTTACAACGCATTTAATACACTCCTTTTCTGAAAAAAGGGTGCAAAAATCCCTTGTGTTTAAAATTGCTTGAAAAACACAAGGGAATATGATACAATTATTTTGCGTGTAATCGTATCATCTACACCCTGTGTGGATGATTCCGCTCTGTTCGAGTACCAGTCGAGCAGGGCGGATTTTTTATTTAATTTTTATTTGCTATGAGCATTTTAACCTTTGCATTGTAACTTACTTTATCGTTCTCATCGTAATGTTCACCAATTGTAAAATCGTTAATGCCAAGAATTCGCTCTTGATTTTCTTTAACAAAAGCTACATCTTCTATATGGAGATTGCCGACATCTAAACCGTTGACAAGCACCTTGATTGCAGGCTCGCCTTTATAATCGTATTCCTGTAACTGCACATTAAGCACTTTGCCTGCTTTTTTGTCAGTTTTGAGTTGTTTAAGTAACTTCTGCCTGCCCTGAAAGGTAACACCTGCAACTTTAAAAACTTTCGTGTGCGACTTGCCCGATTCCGGTTGCATCGCAGGAGTTTTTACCTCTGATTTTGGCTTTTTAAATAATTTTGATAATAATCCCACAATAGCCTCCTCATTGACACATAATGTCAAATATTATATAATAATATTCGAGGAGTTCCAACTTCTCACTATTCCTATTTTTCCTACCATAGTTGCCGCTATGGTAGGTTTTTTCTTTTGTTTATAAATTCTGCAAATTGCTCCTTTACTTGCCTTTCAAGCGGATGTAGGTAAAAAGCGTTTCTGCGTTCAAGCTCTGCCATTCGCTCAGCCCTGTAGGTTGCCGCCTCAAGGCTAATGTCACATAAATTTGCAATTGCAGCGGCATTTGTTGCGTGTAGCTCATGGAGTACACAAGCCGGAGCCAACAAATCTCGAGCAAATACATTTGCCGAATGTTCGGCATCGTCGGTTATTGCAAAACCTTTACCATTTTTAGCAAACAGATGCCCTAAAAAGATATGCCCGAGTTCGTGGGCAATTGTAAATCTACAACGCTGAGGAGATTGCTCATCAGCATAGATGATGTACAGTTTATCATTTTGCATTAAAGTTATTCCACTCTCATTTTCATTTAGCAGGTCGACCGCCGAATTATTTAATAAAACAATGTCGGTTTGCTTAGCTATTCGGCTTACCTTAACAGGTAGGCTATCTATATTATAATCAATCAAACATTGCCAAGATGCATTGCGTGCATTTTTGTATTGTCCATAATTCAAGTTTTACCACCTCATAGGTATTTTAACCTATGAGGTGGTTTTTATTATGTATTACAAATCCGTATCATCCGGCTCAAATTTACTGAGGTCAGGAAGATTAACTATTTCTATAGGCTGATTATTGCCGTCACTACGGGCGGCTTTTACTGTTGAAATCAAAACTTCATCAGTTAAACCAAGTAACTTATCGACAGCCGGTTGCATTTCAGGATTATTTCTGTATGCAATTATAAGTTTCTTTTCTTTATCGGATGTTTCAAAAGGTAGTTTAACCGTATTGCAACTTTGCAAATCATTTATGCTGATTCCCAAGCCGGCACAAATTTTAATTACGCTATCGACAGCAGCTCCACCGATAGAGCCGTTAAGCATGGATCTTAATGTGCTGTATGGTATTTCAATTTTTTCAGAAAAGGTTTTAACACTAAAGCCTTTTTCACTTATTAACTGTTTTATGTAATTTTCTCTTGTCAAGTTAATCCCCCTTTACTATTAATGATTGTAACACGCTGTTTACGAAAAATCAATACTAAAATGCGAAATTTCGTAAAAATATTTTTAAAAATCCGTTGACAAGTGCGAAATATCGTGTTATATTTAATGTAGAAACACGAAATATCGCATTTAGGAGGTGAAAAATCGTGTTTGACAAAATCGAAGTAATCATTTTTGAAAAGAAAATGAAAAAGAAAGAAGTTGCCGAGAAAATGGGAATTTCATACGGACAGTTCTGTGCAAAAATGCGTGGGGAATATCCATTTACGCTTGATGAAGCTCTCCGCTTAAAGTCGGTTTTACAAACTGATTTATCTATCGAAGACTTATTCGGTTCGGCGGCTTAACGAAATTCTTAAAAAGAACAGTAGGTAATACCACACAAACGCAGTCCCATTAAACGGACTATGCAACCCAACCAAAACTAAGGGGGTGAGAAGATGAACGAATTAAAGAAAATCCCTACCGCTCAGTTGGTAGAAGAGCTGAGCAATAGGGAAGATGTAGATAGTTATACAACCACCGAATCGTATGGTGTATTACACAAAGCAAAGAATGTGGATAAAAGATATCCTGCGGGAACAGTTGTGTTGTTTGTTAATCCACAGGGTAGGTGTTCTGAGTGATGTATTTAATATAATCTCTGTAAAAATCATCAAAAACAACAATTGTATTATCATCGGCATTTTTTTCAAGATAATCAAGCATTACAAATTTGCAAACACTCTCAGGAAAATTATTGTCGGCAATTATATCATTAACTGTGTTGTATGTAACATCACTACCGATAACAACTTGTTTGCTTAACCATTTTTTAAAGTTCAGCACAATGCACACCTCACTTTCATTATATAGTGTAACGAATTGCTGTTCATCACTACATATAGTATATCATAGAAAGTTGGTGAAATCAATGCACATCAATGAATTTGCTGAAATATTGCTCAAAAGCAGAAAACAGAAAGGCTTTTCGCAAAGTGAGCTTGCTAAGAAATCGGGCTTTACTAAAAGAGCTATTCAGTATTGGGAAAAAGGCAAAAAGAGCATTTCTCTTGAAAATGCCGACAGGCTCTTAAGGGCTTTGGGTGTAGAAATCAAGATAGGTAAAACAGAAAGCAGGTGAGAAAATGGCAAAACTTAAACTTATTGACACAAAGGACAAGTTCCTTATTGAAATTGACGGAACAGAAATTCCGTATGTTACAAGCTATCAGATAACACGCTCGGTCGGCGAGGTTGTACTGCTCAAGCTGGCGCTCAGCGTTGCTGATGTGGAATCGGTAGAAATCGTATCCGACAAAATTACAACCGAAAAATAGGAGGTGTACATATGCCGAGAGAAAAGCCATTATTTCGCAGAAATCTTGAAAGGCTTGACGAAAAATTTCCTGGCAAAGAATTGTTGAGTTACGATGAAGTAGCAACATATTTGCAAAAAAGCAAGAAAACCGTTTCAAGGATTTTCGGCGAAAGAAAAACAGGAAACAGTATTTCAAAAGCCAGAGTAGCAGACTTTTTAAGTTAAAGGAGCATTGAAAAATGGCATTTAAAGATTTCAGAACACGCAGGTCATTGCGTTTAGAACTCGAAAATCGAATCGAAACAATTGACCGACGCAACAAGACTATTGAAGAACTTACAGCTAAATGTAACGCTCTGAACAGTAACAGCGAACTTTGGAAAAAGAAAGCAAACACCTGTGAAAGGGTTATAAACGAACTTACCCTTGAAAACGCAGAGCTTATCCGCAAGCTCAAAGCTTATGAATCATCAGAACCCGAAACAATCGGCTTTGAATGTGTGGGGGTGGAGAAATGAAAGAAAATGTTTTTGAACGAATGGAAAGAATTGACGGACAGAGAAAAATCTCTGATTTCATTGTTAAGCAAAAACAGGATTATGAATTTAAAGTTAAGTATGCAACTATCAGAGCGAGAGAATTTGCTGAAGAATGCGATAGACGAGAATTAAACTATCACGTATCGGTCGGCGGTCTTGATAGCATTACATTATTTATCTTTTTAAAGTCAATCGGAATCCATGCCCCAGGAATCAGCGTTTCTTATCTTGAAGATTCAAGCATTCAAAAAATACATAAAGAGCTCGGAATTGAAAGGTTAAAGCCATCAGTTCGGTATGTTGACAGTGCAGGAAAAGAACACCGCTGGACTAAACAGGATATAATTCAGGAGTTTGGATTTCCTGTCTTGTCAAAAGAAATTGCCGCCAAGATTGAATTACTTGCAAATCCGACCGAAAAAAACAAAACTGTTCGACACGCTATTGTAACAGGCGAAACAGGGGCCTATGGCGGTTATCAAAAAAGCAGTCGTATGAAAATGTCGCAAAAATGGCTTGAAAAGTTCGGCGGTTATGCGAACGATGAAGAGGGTACAAATTACCAAATTCCAAATTTCAAAGTGTCATCAAAATGCTGTTATTATCTAAAAGAAAAGCCTTGTGACACTTGGGCAAAAGAACATAACAGCGTGCCTTATCTTGGCTTGATGGCTTCCGAAGGCGGAAGAAGAGCTAAATCTTTAATGATAAATGGTTGTAATTATTTCGGTAAATCTACAATCAGATCAGCACCGTTTGCGATTTTTAACAGACAGGACATTTTGCAACTTGCTCTTGATTTAAATGTTCCTGTTCCCGAAATATACGGAAAAATCGAGAGGCAAGAAGATGGTACTTTGTACACAACCAAAGCTCAAAGAACAGGTTGCTCGATGTGCGGATTTGGCTTGCACCTAGAAAAGCGTCCTCATAGATTTGACTTACTCAAAGAGCGAAATCCTAAAGAGTGGGAGTATTGGATGTATAACTGCTGCACAGATGATAAAACAGGCGAAAGATACGGCTGGGCAAGGGTGTTGGATTATATCAATGTTAAATATTAATTGCAATTGCAAAGAAAAATCCGCTGAAGCTCTGCAAAGCCTCAACGGACAAAGAAAAATACCTTAATTAAATGATAGACAATTTTAAGCGAATTGTCAAGGAGGACTTTAATATGTCAGTAAAAATATCAGCTTTTGAAATCGAAAATGTAAAAAGAGTAAAGGCGGTTGCTTATGAACCGACCGAAAACGGACTTACCGTGTTGGGCGGTAAAAACGGACAGGGCAAGACGTCTGTTCTTGACGCAATTGCGTGGGCTCTCGGCGGTAATCGTTTCGCTCCGTCTGCTCCGTACCGTGAGGGTTCAACAATTCCGCCACATCTCAAAATCAAGCTCTCAAACGGCATAGTTGTGGAGCGTAGCGGTAAGAACAGCAGTCTTAAAGTAATTGACACCGCAGGCAACAAAGGCGGACAGGCTTTGCTTGACGCATTTGTCAGTAACTTTGCTCTTGACCTGCCGAAATTTATGAATGCAACCGGCAAGGAAAAGGCTGACACGCTCCTGCAGATTATCGGTGTAGGCAACAGAGTTTACGAGCTTGAAACGCAGGAAACACAGGTGTATAACGAGCGCCGTGCTATCGGTCAGATTGCAGACCAAAAGAAAAAGTTCGCCGCCGAAATGCCCGAATACGAAGGCGTGCCGAATGAACCTGTGTCAGCTTCGGAGCTTATCAATAAACAACAGGAAATTCTTGCACGCAACGGTGAAAATAACCGCCTGAGAGCAGAAAAAGATAACCTTGAAAGCCGTGCCAACAATTTGCAGAGCGAAATCAACAGGCTTAACGAGGATTTGAGAAAATACAATTCCGAACTTACAAAAGTGCTTGCACAGCTTGAACGGAGCAGAAAGACCGTTGCCGAACTGCACGATGAAAGCACGGCAGAGCTTGAAAGAAACATTACCGAGATTGATGAAATTAACCGCAAAGTCAGAGCCAACCTCGATAAAGCGAAAGCTGATGAGGACGCAAAGGAATATTACGGCAAGTACGCCGATATGACAGCACAGCTTGAAGAAATCCGCAAAACAAAATATGACTTGCTCAACAACGCAAATTTGCCCCTTGACGGCTTATCGGTTGAAAAGGGCGAGCTTACATATAACGGTTTTAAGTGGGACAACATGAGCGGTTCGGAACAGCTTCGTGTCGCTACGGCAATTGTTCGCAAGCTCAATCCCGAATGCGGATTTGTCCTGCTTGACAAGCTCGAACAAATGGATACCGACACACTCAAAGACTTTGCACAATGGCTTGAATCAGAGGGATTGCAGGCTATTGCAACAAGAGTTTCAAACGGCGATGAATGTTCAATAATCATCGAGGACGGCTATATTAAGTCCGAAACAACCGTACCTGTTACAACACCGACTTGGACAGAAGGAGAGTTTTAATTATGGCTACAAGAACTACAGCTAAAACAACAGCAAAAACAAATACAAATGAATGTGTAATCAAATGCAATCCGCATAGAGAGCTTGCCTGCGGTTATACCAAGGTCAAGATTATGCCTGAAAACTATTCAAGAATTGTTTTGATTGCAGGTATGACAGGCAAGTCAATACAGGATTTGACAAACGAACTGCTCAACTACGCAATCGACTATGTTGTCATTGATGTTGACGGCAATAAAATCAATTTTTCAGATGTACAGGGGGTAAGATAATGAACATCACAAGAGGTAAAATCAAGTCGGCTCAAAAGGTTGTAATTTACGGTCCCGAGGGTATCGGCAAGTCAACTTTTGCTTCGCAGTTTCCGAATCCTCTGTTTATCGACACGGAGGGCAGCACAAAAAACCTTGATGTTGCGAGAATGGATAAGCCGACATCGTGGACCATGCTAAAGAGTCAGCTTGAATATATCAAAAGCAATCCGACTGTATGCAAGACGGTTGTTATTGATACAATCGACTGGGCAGAACAGCTTTGTATTGATGATATTTGCTCAAAGTACGGCAAAAAAGGTATTGAAGATTTCGGTTACGGAAACGGATATGTTTACGAAAAAGAGGAGTTCGGCAGATTTTTGAACAGCCTTGAAGATTTGATTGACAGGGGTATAAATGTTGTGCTCACCGCACATGCACAGCTCCGCAAGTTTTCACAGCCTGATGAAATCGGCGAGTATGACCGTTGGGAGCTAAAACTCGGCAAAAAGACTGCTTCACAGATTTCTCCGCTTGTAAAAGAATGGGCGGATATGGTACTTTTCGCAAACTATAAAACAGTAGCGGTAGCAACCGACAAAGACGGCAGAAAATACAAGGCACAAGGCGGTGGAAGAGTAATGTACACGCTGCATCATCCTTGTTGGGACGCAAAGAACCGTCACGGCCTGCCCGAAGAAATGGATTTTAGCTACGCAGGCATTGCCCATATTTTTAGTGATGTTGCACCTGTAAATAACGCTCCTGTTCCGCAGAATCCGATACCTCAGCTGCCTAAGGCAGAGCCTGTGACACAGCCTGTGCCACAACCTACGCAGATTGAAAAAGCTCCCGAATCTGTACCGCTGTCAACACCTCAGATACAAAATGATAAATCTGTCAATATTCCCGAGGACATACCAAAAGCACTTGCCGACCTTATGAGAGCTAACGGAGTTGACGAAAGTGAAATCAGACAGGCGGTGTTTACACAGGGACATTACCCTTACGATACACCGATTACAAACTATGACCCACGATTTATTAACGGTTGCCTTGTGGGAGCGTGGAATAAGGTGTTTGAAGTGATACAGAGCAACCGTGACTTACCGTTTGAATAAAGAAAGGAAGATGTATAAATGGATAGAGAATTTGGTTGGAACGACGAAATAACCGAAGAGGGCGGAAATTATGAACCGCTCCCCGAGGGTGATTATGATTTTACGGTAGCAAAAGTTGAGCGTGCTCGCTCACAGGGTAAAGGTAAACTGCCACCATGCAATATGGCAAAAGTGACTTTTGATGTGTGGGGAGCAGATGACAAGCGAGAAATTACAGTTAATTTCGTACTGCACTCCTCGCTTGAATGGAAGCTGTCACAGCTCTTTTTGTCCGTGTCGATGAAAAAGCACGGCGAACCGCTCCGTATGGACTGGACAGGCATTATCGGTAAGAAAGGTAAATGTCAGGTTATCATCCGCAAATATGTGAAGAATGACGGCACAGAGGGCGTAACAAATGACATCAAGTATTTTTATGCCTACGATGAGCAGGTGACAACGATATCGCCTGCCGTAGCACATGCACCTCAGCAGTATGTACAGCCTACATATCCGCCACAGTATAACGCACAGCCTGCAACGCCAAATACCGCGATGCCGAATAACTGGACACCGGGTAGCTTTTAATGCAGTTACGACCGTATCAGAATGAAGCAAAGAATGCCGTTTTCTCTGAGTGGGAAAGCGGCAATTTAAAAACATTACTTGTCTTGCCTACAGGCTGTGGCAAGACGATAGTTTTTGCAAAAATCACCGAAGAATGTGTCCGTCGAGGTGACAGGGTGCTGATACTTGCCCACCGTGGAGAATTGCTCGACCAAGCGGCGGACAAAATTCAAAAAGCAACAGGGCTTAATTCGTCAGTCGAAAAAGCCGAGCAAAGTTGCATAGGTTCGTGGAACAGGGTTGTTGTAGGCTCTGTACAGACGCTTATGCGTGAGAAAAGACTGTCAAACTTTGACAGCGATTATTTTGACACAATCATCATTGATGAAGCACATCACTCAATCAGCGACAGCTATCAGCGTGTGCTTGAACATTTTGACAATGCAAAAGTGTTGGGCGTTACAGCAACACCTGACCGAGGAGATATGAAAAATTTAGGAACAGTATTTGATTCGCTTGCGTATGAATACACACTCCCTAAGGCTATCAAAGAGGGGTATCTGTCACCGATTAAAGCTGTGACAATACCGCTTACACTTGACCTTTCGGGAGTTGCCACACAGGCAGGAGATTTTAAAGCAAGTGATATTGACACGGCACTTGATCCGTATCTTTATCAGATTGCCGAGGAAATGAAAAAATACTGTAAGAACCGTAAAACTGTTGTGTTTTTACCTCTTGTAAAAACATCGCAGAAATTTAGAGATATTTTGAACGAAAAAGGCTTTAAAGCGGCAGAGGTAAACGGTAACAGCGAGGACAGAGCAGAGATATTGCAGGACTTTGAAAACGATAAATACAATGTCTTGTGTAACTCAATGCTTTTAACCGAGGGTTGGGACTGCCCAAGTGTTGACTGCGTTGTTGTTTTAAGACCCACAAAGGTTCGGGGGCTTTACTGCCAAATGGTCGGCAGAGGTACAAGACTTGCTCCAAACAAGACGGAGCTTTTGCTACTCGACTTTTTGTGGCATACAGAGCGACACGAGCTTTGCAGACCTGCACATCTCATTTGCGACAATGAAGAAGTTGCACAAAAAATGACAGAAAACTTATCAGAACAGGCAGGTTATCCGATTGACATTGAAGAAGCAGAGGAAAAAGCAAGTGAAGATGTTGTTGCTCAGCGTGAAGAAGCGCTTGCAAATCAGCTTGCGGAAATGCGAACACGCAAACGCAAACTTGTAGATCCGTTGCAGTACGAAATGTCAATTCAGGCGCAGGACCTTGCAGGATATGTTCCGGCATTCGGCTGGGAGTGTTCTCCGCCTACAGACAAACAGAAAGCAAAACTTGAAAAGCTCGGAATATTCCCCGATGAAATCCAGAGTGCCGGCAAAGCAAAACTTATTCTTGACAGGCTCGAAAAGCGAAGAATTGAGGGCTTAACCACACCTAAACAAATCCGTATGCTCGAAAGCAGAGGTTTTCAGCACGTTGGCAAATGGCAGTTTGACGAAGCGTCAGCCTTGATTTCAAGGATTGCCGCAAACGGTTGGAGAACTCCGAAAAACATTAACCCGAAAACATATGTACCGCAAAGCGAGGTGAATACGGTTGGACTTACTTAATGCACTTGAATACATCAGTCCGTCAGAGCTTGACTACCAAGACTGGGTAAATGTCGGAATGGCACTCAAACAAGAGGGATACAGCGTAAAGGACTGGGACGATTGGAGCAGAGCAGACAGCCGATATCACAACGGTGAGTGTGAAAAGAAATGGCAGAGCTTTAATGGCTCTGCCTCACCTGTCACAGCAGGCACGATAGTTCAAATGGCAAAAGACAGAGGTATGACTTTCCGTGAATCGAAAGAACTCGGCTGGAATGATGAAATTGCTTTTGAACAGGGCGATATCGGAGTAACAGCTTGTGAGGGTGTAAAGTTTCACGAGCCTGCAAACTGGAATCCTGTGAATGAAATTGTAACCTACCTTGAAACCCTCTTTGACAGCTCCGAAAATGTCGGCTATGTAACCGAAACTTATAAAAAAAATGACAACGGCAAGGTTAAATATTCGCCAACACAAGGCAGTTGTGACCGTACGGCAGGTGAGCTTATTGCCGCCCTCAACAATTGTGACGGTGATATTTCAAATGTATTCGGCGATTACAAACCCGAGGCAGGAGCGTGGATAAGGTTTAATCCGTTGGACGGTAAGGGTGTTAAAAACGAGAATGTAACCGATTATCGTTACGCTCTGGTGGAATCTGATTGTATGGCTCTTGAAGAACAAAATGCAATCATCAGAGAGCTTGAACTGCCTGTTGCGGTGCTTGTTTATTCGGGCGGAAAATCAGTCCACGCTATTGTTAAGATTGATGCCGCAAACTATAACGAGTATCGTAAAAGGGTTGATTATCTCTACAATGTGTGCAATAAGAACGGCTTTGAAATCGACAAGCAGAACCGCAATCCGTCAAGGCTGAGCCGTATGCCCGGTGTTATCCGTAACGGCAAAAAGCAGTTTATCATTGACACCAATATCGGTAAATCCGACTTTGCCGAGTGGAAAGACTGGGTGGAGAGCATTAACGATGACTTGCCCGACCTTGACAACCTTGCAGATTTTTTTGAAAATCCTCCTGAACTTGCTCCGCCTCTGATTGAGGGAGTATTGCGACAGGGACATAAAATGCTCCTCGGCGGACCCTCAAAAGCAGGTAAGTCATTTGGTCTTATCGAATTGTGTATTGCAATTGCCGAGGGAACAGAATGGTTCGGCTTTAAGTGTGCGCAGGGCAATGTCTTGTATGTGAATCTTGAGCTTGACCGTGCATCCTGTTTTCACAGATTCAAGGACGTATATGAAGCACTTGGACTTGAACCAAAGAACTTAAACAGAATTGATATTTGGAACTTGCGTGGCAAGTCCGTGCCTATGGATAAGTTAGCGCCTATGCTAATACGCAGAGCTTTAAAAGGCAACTTTATAGCTGTTGTGATTGACCCGATATACAAGGTTATTACAGGCGATGAGAACAGTGCTGACCAAATGGCACACTTCTGCAACCAGTTTGACAAGGTTTGTACCGAAATCGGATGTGCGGTAATCTACTGTCACCACCACTCAAAAGGCGCTCAGGGTGGCAAGAAGTCAATGGACAGAGTGTCGGGTTCGGGTGTTTTCGCTCGTGACCCCGATGCACTCCTTGACCTTACAAGGCTTGAAATCAGCGAAGATTTGATGAAGCAGCAAAAGGATGAAAGAACCTGTAAAATCTGCAAAGACTGGATAGGTCGTTTCAACAAAATCAGCGAAGTGTGTTCGCAGGACGATTTGGTAATGTCAAATAATATGATTGACATCGCACGCAAAACGCTTCCTGAACAGTCTTTTAAGCTGATGATGTCAGATGTTGCCCGTGCCGAAAAAACCGT